CCATGTCGATTGCAGCTTCGGATATCTCGTCCTCGTAATTGTCAAACGGCTGTCTATTCCCGGCCTCAACATCCAATTCAATCCACTTAACGGCAGTAACTTTTATTTTGTGATTCATTCCGCTTCCTCCTCCGCATGTCCTTTAGTTTGCTTATAGTGATGCTTCAATACCTTAATCGCATGATTCAGTGACCGCTCGATGCTTTCACCCTCACGAAGCGGACCACCTCCGCCGCACATAGGACCAACGCACGATTTATACTGCCAACCGATCCGGTCGAGTTCGTAAAATCCAAGTAGTTTGTCGCCCTGGTAAATGTTCCAGCGTGCTTCATCGACTTGCACGGCTGGTGTGTCAAACAAATTAATCTGTTCTATCATTGCTATTCCTCCGTTACGATCCGAATTGCTTCTTCTGCGCTGCGGGCGACGCCTGAAATAACGTCGTACTTTGAAACAATTTCCAAAAATTTCTTCTGCTCCTCCCGCAGTCGCCCGGTTTCGTTCTTGATTTCCAAGAAGATCATTTTGCCGTCAGACTTCCTGAATCCACATAGATCAGGGAAGCCGTTCGGAACGCCTGTATCGAAATATCTGCCGTCTGTCATGCGCACTTTTCCGGAATTCACCCGGAAAATAATCGCGTGCGGATTCAATGCCAGGCGGATTGAATTCTGTATATCTGCTTCTCTCATTTTTTTCTACCAGAAGATTTAACTACTTTTGTGTTCGTTTCGTTCTTTGTTCCTTCCAGGTAACCAGGTCGGCAATAATTATTAATGGTCGATAGGCTGAGTTTCATTTGTTCGGATAACTCTTGTTTCGTTCCCTTGTAAAACATCTTTCCGTTTTGCCAAACCTCGTATATATCTTCTTTCAAGAAAATCGCTCCTTTTTTCGAAATAAGTCAGGATTGGTCAAAACACTAACATGTGTTCCCCTATGTTTTTATGTTCGCATACGAACATATGTTAGTGTTTTTTTGAAAAATCCTAAAAAGATTGGAAGCCGCATCTAAAAAATGGAACCCACTTAAAACTATTCCAACCCGTTGGCGCTCTAAGTTTAAAGCTGCTTTTTTTGGCTGAAAATGGAATGGAAAGGAACGCTTATAAAAAGCTTTTACAGTAATATATATATTATTTTTCATAATTATTTTTTTATACTACTATTCCAACCCTTCCATAAAAGAAAGAAAGGTGTAAGAAAAGCTGTTATATCAACTAAAAACGGATGGAATAGTTTTTAGAAATCTATTCCAAAACCATTCCAAAATTACAAACACCCTTCCATTTCGTTAATAGCTAATTGTGAAGCCACTTTGTTCCATCTCGTCGTTCAGTTTTATACCGATGTATTTCACGCCGTTACTAGTGATTTTATTGAATTTCTGGCCCATCTCTTTCCCGAAACGCGTGTTATTCATTTCATACTGATTGTTTTCTTTCGCCCATTCTTTGTATGTCTGATATAACACTTTAGCCGGAACGCGCTCAGCTTCATCCACAACGCAGCATTCCTGTATGAATAACTCAATAACATCCATTTCAGTCCGGTATTCCTTGTTCGCTTCCTCTACTACTCTCGGGTTTTTCAGACCCTCTTTTTGCCACTTCAGCGCGCCCTCTACAGCCCAGTTCAGGATGGCGGGAAGTTCTTTCCGCAGCTTGTACTTCAGGTTTCTGTCTACTTTTTTGTCCGGGATCTGATACTTGAAAGGGATCAACTTCATCCGGCGCCAAATACCATCATCCGTACCGCGGATAATCGGCTTGTGGTTCGTGGCCATCCAGATTTTAAACTCTGGTTCGAACTCGAATTCGTTCCCGTACAGATGCCGGGCTGTTACTTTATCCCCGCCTGTTAATTGCTTGACCAAACCTTCATCAAGTCGCACGCCGTCATTCGGTTCGGTTGTCGTAACCAGCCGCGCCCCTTTCAATCGTGCGATATCGGAGTTCGCTCCGGATGTCTGCTGTTTGACCATTAACGTCTGCGGCTGAATGTTTGTTGCATAAGTTCCCAGAATGTCATTGATGATGTCCAGAAATACCGATTTCCCGTTTCGTCCGTTCCCGAACAGAACGAACATGCACTGCTCTCGTGTGGATCCGGAAAGCGAATAGCCGACTGATTTTTGAATGAAATCTATTAACTCCTGGTCGTACTCGAAAATTTCATTCAGGAAATCCAACCAGCGCGGGCAGTCGATTTTATCAGTGAATTCCACATTGCTGATTTTCGTGAACATCTTTTTCCGGTCGTGTTCGTTCAGCGTGCCGCCGATCAGGTCGATATAGCCGTTTTGCACGTTAAACGCCGATTTATCCCGGTCGAAATCTTCCGTGGAAACCGGCAGATGATGCTCGACTTCTTTCAGCATGGCGGTTTTTCCGCGGTTGCTCCGGCTTGCTTTGATGTGTTTTTGGAAGTTTTTTAACGCTTCTTCCTCGTCCACACCTTCGGCCATGTACACATCTTCGTTTTTCATTTCTTCCACAACGGCATCTAGCAATCGCTTGATCTGACCGGTTGTGTCCGTTACCCATTGTTTGCCGTCGTAAAAGTACCAACATTTATTTGTATAGGAATAGCGCGTATTTTCTCGGTATCGCTGCACGAATCTTTCTGCGTTCCCGGTATCGTCATAGCTGAAGTATTTTCGTTCGACTTTCTTTGCGTCCTGATCCAACACATAAAGATTGAAATCATCCTGCGGATCAGATGGCGCGAATACGTTGGAGCATTCCCGGATTGCTTTATTCAGCGTGTCGATTCCGTATGTGGATTTCTCCCGCTTTGAATCCCATTTATCCCGCATCAGTGACGACCCACGGAAAATGCTGTCCATTTTACTGAAATCCATCGCTGTCCAGAAAGCCAAGTCATTCGCGAAAGCCATATCCGCTTCTGATTGCGAAGAATAAAACTGTTCCCACCCGCCATTCATGAATAATTTAAAGCGCATACCGTTTTTTGAAGCTTCCGCAATGCGGATAATTTCGGATTCCGAAAGTTTGTTTCCTGGTGCCGTTTCGATTGGCTTGCTTTCCGTTTTTAATTCCGGTTTTGCGATGTATTTGTTATGCAGGTAACCGATCCGGCCGTAATCATCTTCAGTGATAAAATGATAATCGCTTGCCGAATTGCCTGTAACGGTGAAAAACCGCCCGCTGTCATACATTTCGACGTCGCCTTTGCGTCTGCCGCCGGGTGGCAATTCTCCCTTCACAATGATGTGGATTCCGTTTCCGGAAGGTGAATATTCCGTATAGCTGCCCATCATTTCGATAAATTCGGAAACGATGTTATCTTCGTGATCGCCATTTTTATAACGTTCGATTTCATCCGGAACATTATCCAGGTCAATTCCGAAATACGGTTTTTTAAAAAAGAAGCCGATGCCGTCGAATTTTTCCGATGAAGCAAGGGCGGTTTCGAAATCCGCCCAAGTCGTTTCATCATTACTTTTTGCTAAGTAGCCGTTATTTGCGTCGTATGGTACTTTTGTATATTTCTTGCGTTTTTCGTCATAGACTTTCAGAAAGCAGCACCATTGCTGGAGGTCTTTCAGTTCGTCCGGAACACTCTCATACATGGCCCGCCCTCGCTTTCATGAAATTAGAATGGAAGGTCCGAGTCAGAAATATCGATGCCAGCGCCAACCATTTCGTTATAAGACATTTCGCTCTTGTCTTTTTTCACATGTGCAAGTTGCGGGAATTTCGATGGATTGAAGTATTTCACATTCAGGTTGGTGTATTCTTTGCCGTTGTATTCCGATTTTTCGTTTTTGACAGTCGCGATCGCCATGCGGCTTTCAAAGTCATCCAAGAGATTGCGGAATGACGTGTACTGTTTTCCGTTTGTCAGCCCAAACGCCTTGCCGAGTGTGTTGAACGTCTTCATGTTGTACTTGCCATCTTCTTTTTTCTTCCAAACCTTGTGGAAGATATGCGCGTTTTTCGATTCGTTCCCGGCGACGTCGTTGCGAATGATTAAATCGAATTCGGTGTATTCTGCTCCGCCTGGTGTCGCTTTTTCCTCGATGGAATTAACAAAAACCTCGTAGCTGCCGTCCTTTACGCCTGTTCCTTCGAAAACGTCGTTGAAATCTAATGTGAATGCCATGATAATTTATCCCCTTTTTATGTTTTTTAGTTTTTTATTTGTTCCAACTTTTAACCCACTGCGGTGTGTCTGCGAATCCTCGTTCTCTAGCTTGTATCGCTGCCCATGCCGGCTTTCGTCCTACCTCTTTTGCATATTCCAGCAGTCCGGCGTAGCTGGTGCATTCTTCCGGCGGCGTCGCTTTCGGATGCTCTAATTTAAAAACAAAGTTGTCTGTATCTATTTTTTCCAATTCTGCCGCTTCGTCGTATTCGTACTGTGTTTCTTTTTCTTCGACTTTCGGCGCATACCCACATAGCGGGCATTTGCTTTCTTTCGGATCGTATACCGCAAAACAATTCAAGCACTGCTTAATCTTGATATCGAGTTCTTGTTTTTTCTTTTTGCCTTTCAGGTCCCACTCCCTTTCCATATCAGGCGGCCCGTGCCTGGATATGTTATCCACATGGTCGATGATGACGCTCACCTTATTCGGCTTATAGCGCATCCCTCGCATGGATTGCTGGATATAAAGCGATAGCGATTGTGTGGGCCGTAGCATGATGACGGTTGAACAATCCGGCACATCGAAACCCTCTCCAATCAGGTCCACATTACATAGGATTTTGATTTCACCTTCACGGAATTTTTTAATCACGGCATCGCGTTCGGCCTTCGGTGTTTTTGCGTCGATATGGACAGCATTAATCCCGTGTGCTTGAAACGCTCCGGCCGTTTCCTTGCTTGCAGCTATGTTGTGGCAGTAGGCGATTGCTTGCCCGCCGTCCGCCAGTTTTTCATAGTGCCGGATGACATCCCCGAAAATCGTTTTTTCCTGCATCGCTTCCGTTATCGATTGATCGCTGAACTCTTTCAGATTGTTCAGTTTCAGTTTGTTGTCATCGATTAATTTCGGCGCATAGTAGATATACGGCGCCAGAAATTTATTTTCGATTAGCCATTTTGCTGTGACTTCCTCGATCAGCACGTCATTCACATCACCAAGCCCGGACCCGTTCAGCCTGATCGGTGTGGCAGTAAATCCAAGCTTCAGCACATCCGGAAAGTAATCGTAAATTTTTCGGTAGGATGCCGCTAGTGCGTGATGGTTTTCATCAGTGATAATTAAAGCCGGTTTTTCAATCCGATCCAAACACCGGACAAGCGTCTGCACCATGCCGATTTTATATTGTGCTTTCGGTATGCCGATGCGTGTGAACGTTTCTTCAATCTGATCGCATAACTCTTTTCTGTGGACCAGGAACAAAACGCGGTTACCTTTGTCTGCCGTCTGTTTTGCTATGGATCCAATGATGATTGATTTCCCCGCTCCGCACGGGGCGACGACACAAGGCGCTTTGAATCCATCCCGATAAGCTTGCCGGACACTTTCGATGTAGCCGCTTTGGTAATCACGTAGCTGCATCGGCATCACCTTCCTGAAGAATCAACTCGTTTTGCAGGCAACTTTTCCGATCGTCAACTTGATTTTTTGCAAATATCGCATCGGTTGCCTGAAGGAATATCCCGCGCTTGTCGGTTTTTTCGTTATAAAACAACTTCCCTACCACATCACATAGGCCCATCATGTTCTGCATAATTTTCAAGCTAATCTGTGGATAAGCCCGATTGAAGGATTGCCCCTGTGGTGTCGTCCACACATCTGTCGTTTCCCATGCCAGGATAATCACGTTTAGCCCCAACGTCTTCAGGAATCGGACCGAATCCATCAGGAAGAATTGCACTTGCTGATAATTCTGGATGCCCGGCACGCGGTTGTTGTTTCCTTGCCTGCCGAGATCGGCAAGCATGCAGCGTTCCAATTCGGAAATATTATCCAATGCTATGTTTTGATATCCGGATAGGTCCATTTTTGCGAGTTCCTTCATCGTTTCGCCAAATGCCTTCCACGTATTGACGTTATCGATTTTTGAAATATCGATATTATCGGACCCTCTCAACACTCTTGTGGTGCGGTCAACGTCCAGCACGAGCGTTTTTCCTGGCAAGAATTTAAGCAGTGAGGTTTTTCCTGTTCCGGGCGGTGCGTAAATCATGTACACGCCGTTTTCCGTTTGGATTTCCGACGCTTTTTCAATTCGTAAAACCATTTCCTTCCCTCCT